CATCCATCCACTGTATGCCATGCGATAGGGGTGCCATATGAGAGCACGGTATAGTCAATATCCGCCGCGGCGTAGGCAGTCTGCTCTTCAATGTTTAGGCGGCCCGTCTCGTATCTCTTGCCTGTATTACCCGACAGCGCGCTAGCAGTGAAGGGTACGCGGGCCAATATAGCCGCTTCTGCTTGATTCTGATTCATTGTTTAGCCCTCTCTTAGTGGTGGCCCTAGTGGCCACTCGTGCGTGTCTAGGGGTTGAACCTAATCCGTGGCCTTAAACCACTCACGCTGGCAGTCTAGCAGAATACAGTGGTGCCTAGCACTAGGGCGATACTTTCCTGCCCATATTCGACTGCTAGATCGTGCAATAGGGCAATGGTGGCCTTCACTGCCGCCTCTTCTAACTCGTAAACCCATGTACAGGATTCCTCGCGGATAGTGACGCCATTCTCACCTGTGAAAGATCCTAGGCCCGCAGCGCGTGATGTATAAACCGTTAGGCCGCGAGTAGTGACAACTCGGGCCGCCTTCATTGTGAAACTTGCCCATCGATACGCTTCCATAGGCTCGCCGCCTATGTTGCGTCCGATAGTCACTGTGGCCGTGTACTTATGATCTAGGGGTACTGTGTTCATATTACTTGCCTTCCATAGGTTTTGACTGTTGAGAGGCTCATCAGCACACGCGTTACGTGTGGACGGGGTTGCCCCCGTTTCGCCTTGTTAGTATTGGACTTTTACAAGTTCGGCAATGTCTGAGGCTAAATCGCCGAAGGTTGCTAGTTCTGTCTGATGTGCGACACTTTCAAGCGCCATAATAATTGTGTTCCATTGTGATTCGTTTAGTTCCATTGTTGCTGTGCGTGATGCGTTATTGCTGCTTAGTCTGCTCATGTTCTAGTCCTTTCATAGAGTGACTGTCTGCCACTAATGAAAGATTAAGTCATAAGGCTAGGCGTGTCAACTCGAAATCGTGTGATTTAGATAACAATTAGATAACGATATTTAGCCCATATTCTGCCTATTAGGTGGGCATTGTGTCTAACCTATGGTGTCGCCTTGCCCCTGCTACATGATGTCGCCACCTAGACAGTGTCCAGATCATCACCACTTAACGCCATCCCCTCGCCCTACTACGTAGCAATACGACATGAGAAGAGGATCGGATGCCCGCGGATCAGTGCCGTGCCGTACTCGAATGCGGGCAGTATTCTCGACACGTGTCGAATATATGCTCTCCGTGTCTAACTGTCATGTTCAACCCGAGGGTTTTAACTATGGGTGTGTATATACTATTACTATCGACCAAACGATTTTTTATAAATATAAGGGGGGCTAAATCGTCTCAAATAATGAGACGGCGTAAACTATTTTAATGCTCAATACCCACTCTGACCTGCACTTATAGGTAGTGTGACGAACATCACACACCCCAACTAGGGATAAAGCGGTTTTATCCCGCCTTAGTATAAGTAAGGGATTAAAATTCGCGTCGCTCCGTAGTTCGGCTCTAGACAGCCGAGCCTCACAGCGAGGATGTCGCAAGAGCCGAACTGTTCGCTTCGCTACGAGGGCTTAAGGCCCTCTTCGCTAACCCATGGGAAAGACGCCAGGTGCGCCTGGCGGCGCCCCCTAAGTTAACCATAGCAATCCCCATAGGGGATGCTTCGCAGTGGGACAGGTCTGATATTAGGCCAAAGGAGAATATCAGCCAATGGCAACAAAGGATCCATCGAAGTATCGTCTCGTAGAAGGCGCAAGTCTTTCCGCGCCTGATGCTAAAAAGCGCCTCGTTGATCTTATCAACGATGGCGTAACCGTAGAAGATGCTTGTCGCGCCGTAGGTAAATCGGTCAAGTCTTATGAGTATTACCGATCTTCTGATCCTCAGTTTAAAGAGGCGATTGATCTGGCGCGTGTTATCAAGCGCCGAAAAGGGACTGTTGCCGAGGAAGACGCAAATATCTCTTTCGAGGAATTCCGTACTAAGTATCTAAATTCTATGACATTCCCTCACCAGCGCAATGTTACCTCGCTGCTTGAGGAAGGTGAGCCAGCCTGGCTACATGGCTCCATGACTTATGAGAAGAACTTTAAAAATTACATTCTGGTAAACATGCCCCCAGAACATGCCAAGTCTATGACTGTCAGCATTGACTATGTGACATATCGGATCGTCACCGATCCTAATGTCCGTATCAAGATCGTCTCTAAAACGCAGGGTATGGCTAAAGAATTCCTCTATGCGATCAAGCAACGCTTGACCTCGCCTCAGTGGGCTGAACTGCAAAGACGTTACGCACCAGTGGAAGGCTATAAAGCCACCGCTGAGAAGTGGACGCAAGACGCTATTTACCTGGAACGCGAATCTGGTGAAAAGGATCCGACTGTTCAGGCACTGGGTGTTGGTGGGCAGATCTATGGCGCAAGAGCCGATCTAATCATCCTTGATGACTGTATCACCCTGGCTAACGCTGGTGAATACGAGAAGCAGTTAAGATGGATCCAGCAGGAAGTCTTAACGCGTGTTGGTCCCACAGGCAAGATTCTGGTAGTTGGCACACGGGTAGATCCTATGGATCTATATCGTGAGATGCGTAACCCAGAACGCTACCCTGATAACCGCAGTCCTTGGACTTACTTGGCTATGCCAGCGGTACTTGAATTTGCCGATGACCCAGAGGATTGGGTTACACTCTGGCCCAAGTCAGATCGTCCATGGGACGCTGATTCTACCGCCCCAGACAAAGACGGTTTATACCCTCGCTGGTCTGGACCGCACCTTCGCCGCCGTCGCGGCTTGATTGACCCTAAGACCTGGGCAATGGTCTACCAGCAGCAGGACGTTGAGTCTACAGCCATTTTCTCCCCAGAGTGTGTTAGAGGATCTGTTAGCGGTATGCGTGCCTCTGGGCCGCTAATCCCAGGCGCTCCTGGCCATCCTGATTCCCTAGGTAGCCAATATGTAATCTGCTCGATGGATCCCGCCATGTCTGGTGATACATTCTCAGTGGCTTATGCGGGAGATAGAATTACGGGCAAGCGGTATCTGCTAGAAGCCAACCGTATGCCTGCTCCTACACCTCAAGCCATCCGTGAGATTATCCGCACTTGGACTGAGAAGTACAAACCATCTGTTTGGGTTATTGAGAAGAACGCCTTTCAACTCTTCCTCACTCAAGATGAGCAGATCAACTCGTTCCTGGCCAGCCGAGGCATCCGCCTCGTCCAGCACTATACGGGTGGCAATAAGATGGATTTAGAATTTGGTGTAGCCTCAATGGCTCCACTCTTCGGTATGACCGATAACCAGGGCAAGTACATGAAGAACAATCTTCTTGAACTTCCCCGCGCAGATAATGAACATATTAAGGCGCTGATCGAGCAGTTGATTACCTGGTCAGCAGGGACTAAAAACAAACAAGACGGCCCCATGGCCCTCTGGTTTGCCGAGACACAGATGAGAGATTATATCAACCAGTCTGGATCTTACGGCGGAACCTTCGTTAAGAATCCATTTGCCACACCAATGGATCTTGCTAGACGCAAGGTTGTTAACTTAGAAGAATACGCTCAACTTCAACAGAAGATGGCTGCTAACGGGGGGTACCTATGAGTCTTGACATAGACGAATTATCTGTCAAGATACGCAAGTTGCGCGATCATTACCATACCCGTGATGCTCGCTGGACTGACCTACAGGCTATCCGTGCTGGAGATATTCAGCAAGTATACCCTGGAATGTTCCCAGATGATTTTCCCAAGCCAATGGTCGCCAACTTCATTGATGTCGCAGCACGCGACATTGCAGAAGTTATTGCACCGTTGCCTGCCTTCAACTGCGATTCGACAGATTCTGTCTCAGACCGCGCACGCAAGAAGGCCGATAAGCGCACTATGATTGCCGCTGGTTACCGTGACACATGTCGCCTTCAAACGCTAATGTACACAGGCGCGGATCGTTACGTAACCTTCGGCATGCTCCCTTTCATCATTGAGCCTGATTGGGAAAACAAACGCCCAATGATCCGCATTGATAACCCCATTGCCGCATACCCAGAGTATGACCGCTTTGGCCGCTTGCTTTCTTACAGCAAGCGTTATAATAAGACTGTCCGTGAACTGTGCAATGAATTCCCAGAGCATGAAGGAAACATTCGCGGTAAGTATGAGAATCGTAACTCAGAGCGCACACTCGAAGTATTCCGCTATCAAGACGATAGCGAAGTTATCCTTTTCATTCCTGAACGCAATAACTTTATTTTAGACCGCGCACAGAATCTCATTGGTGAACTACCAGTGGTTATCGCTGTCCGCCCAGGAATTGACTCTGATGAAAATCAACGCGGTCAATTTGATGACATCATGTGGGTACAAGTAGCCAAGGCTCGCTTTGCTACCTTGCAACTTGAAGCGGCGCAAAAGAGCGTACAGGCTCCATTCGCTTTACCTGCTGATGTTAACGTACTTGAGATTGGCCCAGACGCAACGATCCGTTCTGCTAGCCCAGAGAAGATCCGTCGCGTTGGATTAGATATTCCAAATGGAATCTTTCAAGAGGCTGCAACACTTGATGAAGAACTGCGAGTAGGCTCACGCTACCCACAAGGTCGCTTAGGTCAACAGTCTGGTTCTATCGTTACAGGTCGTGGCGTTGAAGCCCTTATGGGCGGATTCGATACACAAGTTAAGACAGCACAGGCTGTCTTCGCGGAAGTATTCCGTCAGGTAATGCGTCTTGCATTTAAGATGGATGAATTGCTTTTTGGTGATGTCGAGAAGGAAGTGCGTGGAGTCGTTTCTGGCGCACCTTACGAAATTACCTATACTCCATCCCGTGATATTGCTGGTGACTATTGGGTAGACGTATCTTACGGCATGATGGCTGGACTTGATCCAAACCGTGCTTTGGTATTCGGTCTTCAAGCCCGTGGAGATAAGTTAATCTCACGTGACTTCCTACGTCGTCAAATGCCTTGGGATATGAATGTAACCCAGGAAGAAGAAAAAGTTGAAGTTGAAGAACTGCGCGATGCTCTTATGTCGGCAATGGCTTCTTACTCTCAAGCACTGCCAGCAATGGCAGCACAAGGACAAGATCCTTCAAAGATTTTAACGGCTATGGCATCGGTCATCAAGGGTCGTCAAGCAGGCGACAATATCGAAGACCTTGTAGTTGCTGCGTTTACGCAGCCACCAGCATCCCCAGAAGGCGAAGCCCCAGGTCAACCACCAGCGCAAGGTGTACCAGGTCAGGCTCCCGCTGGGGCTGCTCCTGGAATGCCACAGCAACAGCAAGCCCCTTCCGCGTTGCAACAATTAGCGGCAGGACTTTCATCTTCTGGTCAGCCGAATCTTTCGGCCAACGTAACCAGAAAACAACCAGCGTAATTATCTGGTTGATAAAACCTATAGGAGAAAAATCATGGCAACAATGAAAGCATCATTAACAACGAAAGTTCCATCACCTAAAAATCAAGGTGGACATGGATCTTCTGACGCGGTAACACAAAAGACTGCAATTCAGTCAAAGTCTGGCCCAGCAAAGACAGGACCATCAACAATCAAGTTTAGCGTACAGCCCTCTGGTACCAAAGGCACAGGAACAACCGCTTCCAAGCCAATGAAGACTAAGTAACAAAATGTCAGACGAGCAGGGCAGAACGCCAACTCAATTTACTAAGTGGGATGTTTTTGCTCTGCTTTCTCATGTGGCAGTAGAATTTTTTGAAATTCTAACAAGTATGTTAGAAACACAAGCAGGTTTCGTGGAAGATCAAAAATCATTTCACGAATATGCAGCCCGCACCATCGAAACACTTAACGAAGGAGAATAGGTATGCCACAGGCCGCGAAGCCTTCGACTACACCATCCCTTCCTGGCGCCA